AGCCTGTCTATTGGTTTTAGTGGATCATCTGATTTTGTTTTTGCGATTCGTTGCCAAATAGAATTTGGTGATGCTTGTTCTTCGTTTTGTACATAGCCTACTCTTGGTTCTTGATATGAATCTTCCCCATCTCGTCCTTTACCATGTAAGTCTTTTTTTTTGATTCATCCTCTTCAGGAGTAGTTAAGTAATCGCCTGGACGTTCTACTGGATCAACCCCTAATGTGAGAATCTTTGGTTCTTCAACTTCTGCCTCAGCACCATTTGAATCAATATATGTTTCACCACGTGCAATACGGTCTTGTAATGTGTCTTCTGATGCTTTAGCTACCTCAGCTTCTGCCTCAGCAATCATTCTGTTCCACTTATCTAAGTCTGTTTCTTCTTTAACAGGCTCAGGTTGTGATAGACCAAAACGTTCTGCAGAACTAATATCACCTGTAACTGGTGGATAGTCTGGCTCATGGAACTCTTCAACATAGGAATAAGGAATTGGTTCACCATTGTCTAATGCACGGGCTACTTCCTTACCTCTGCGGAAAAACTCTTCAACCTCTGGGTCATCAATGGGATTTGTGTCAGTCACTGGGCTGTCACTCTCTGCAACTTCTGTCACTGTAACTGGTACAGTTTTGTGTAGCAAGTGTTCGTCCTCTTCAGCAAGTGGGTCATGCCCTTTGTTGTGCCAGCCAAAAGTCATTTGTGCGCCTAGCAACATAATAACTGCTAGTGGGTCAAACACAACAACAATTAAGATAATGATCCAAGTAACTGCTTTTTCAAGCATGTTTTCGTCAGCACCATGGTCGCCATAAATGAACTTGGCGATATATTTTATCGGGCCGACTTCAGCTTCCACCTTACGTACTTCTGCTCGAATAGGTGCGGATTCGTCATTAAGACTAGCAATGATTTTCTGGTTGGCTTCAATGTCTTTGGCCAACGAACTCCTATCTCTTGCTTGAGATTTACGGACAGCGTTAGCTTTGTCGGCTCCGCCCTCTGATGTTGATCGTGCCATGATTTGGTCAACAGCCTCATCCATTTGTTTAAGCTGCTTGCGGTCACTTTCAATATTCTCTTTTGCGGTTTTAATTTTCTCGTCATAAATTGCGATTTTACTTTGAACATCACCACTTACTAAGTTTTGGTCATTATGTGCTTTAGATAAGAATCCAAAGATACCCATGCTAGTAATTAACATAAGCACCACTACTGCGGCGCTCATGTATGTCTTAAGAGCAATAGGAATTCGTTCCCAGTTGGCTTTTAACCAACTAGCACAAACTAGTTTCGCGACCTCTAACGCTGATCCCATGACGATAATTGGAATTACCGCCGCAGAAAAAATTGCGGTCAAACCTACTACAGAGTAGTAGATTGCGACCGCAGAGATGGTTAAACCAGTTAAAAGTAATAACCAAGCTAAAATCATAAAGTCCTTATTCGGCTGCGCCTGATTCATCAGCTGTGATGAGTTCAGTACCATCAAGTAATGTAACTGTGACGTCTGCCCAAATGTTAGCTGCTGTATCTGGTGCTGCAACTGTCAAGGAAACATCGCTGTCTTGACTGTTGTCCGCATCATAAACACGAGCTAACGCTGTAGTAGCGTCGCGGAAGCCACGCACGAATTGGTCTTTAACAGCTAATGCAGTTGTGTTGACTGTTGTTGAACCGTCAACTGCTGTTGCTGAACCGTTAAGTGCTAGGCAAGAACCAAGAACGAATGAGTCACGATCAAATTTAACAGTAAATGCTAAACTTGTAACTTGGCTGTCGCCAGTAGTTTGACCACCGCACTCGATGTCTAAAATCTGTGCATCAGCTAAACCTGTTAAACGGTTAACTACGTTACGGAAACGCATGTTACCACGGGCACGGGCTTTAGCTTTAATAGTTGTTGTTGGAAGTGCAGAAATTTGGTTCTTTCCAGAACCTACGTTGTCTGAACTTGTTGGGCTGATAGCGCCGTTGGTATTACCGTCTGCTGTTGGGTATGTTCCAGTGCTGGCTACCCAAACTACACGATAAAATCCTGGTGCTAGTTGATTTGAATCTTGTACGAATCCTGATGGCATTTTATGCTCCTAAATGTATTCTGTATTTAGCTAGTTTCACTTACTTAAACACAATCAGGGCCAAAAGTGCTGCTTGGACAAAGAATCCAAGCCCAATTGTAATGATATTCAGCAAGTCTTTCTGAATAGTTGCTTTAATGAAAAAGCAAAATAGTCCAACCCAGCTGAAAAGTACCATATCCACGGGTGGCATCTTCTCAGTAAGTCCTGTCAGCACTGCTAACATTGTTGGGATAGTTGCTAAGTGTAGTAGGACTACTGCAACCCAGCCCATAGTTTCTGCACTAATTCTAGGTGCGTGTTCTTTAATGTTTTGAACCCAAAGATCGAGGTCAAGGAAGTCATGAACTCCAGACTTGATTTTTTGCATATCCATTATGAATCCTTATTGGTAAAAGATGTGGCGCCCAATCTTCACGAGTGGTTTCTTACCCCATCCTGGGTTAACATAATCAGCATGATAATACAAAGCTGTCTTTAAGTCAGGCATTCTGAAACCTTCTAGTAGCACTTTTTTAGCCACTTCCATGCTTTCTGTATAAACTGCGCCATTCATAGGCTTCTTGAGCGATGCTTGATCGCAATACCAGCTGAATTGGCATAGTACTTTTTCGTATACTACGTTCTTTTGGTACACTACTCCACAGATGTCAGATGGGAACTGTCCACTTTCTGATCTGTTAATTGTAACTTGTGCTACTGCAACCTTGCCTTCAAAAGGTTCATAGCCTGCTTCGTGGTATATGTTGCGAGCTAGGCAATCTAGTTGCTTCTGTCTTAGCTCTGCTGTAATCGGGCTTGCTTGTTCTCGCATTGCCTTCAAGTGTTCAAATTTATAATTAACTGTGCGAACACTTACTGTTACCACTGCAATTGCCGCTAGGGCATATACTGCTGTTTTTATGATGCGTATCATCTTCTTTCTCCTTTACGCTGGATCAGGAATTGCTAGTTCCGTCATTATATGGCTCGATACATCTCCTCATGCGTTAAAGCCTTACTTCTGTGTACCAAAACCTTTTGGTACAATACTTAATTATCCTCAGATCAATGCTAGAAAACATATACTATAAGTTATCTACGCATTTTACTGATACTGATCGCTTCTTCATCACTGAAAACAGGCACTGCGTTGCTTTTGTGCATGGTTGCGATACCCTTAACCTTGGTGCCTGTATACACTTTCGGTTGTTGTTTTACAGCAACACCCCCACCAGAATCCCTACTTTTAATGTGGGATGTAGTATTTCTACCTTCCGGAATAGCAAGGGATGGAAACTTGCCATAAGTACTGCTCGATGTTGCTTTACTGCTTGTATTGCTAACACCGTGTTTCTTCTTTAGTTCTTCCCAGCTCGCTTCAAGTTCTCTTGCTTTTCGAGCTGCTTCAGCATTGCGAAACTTTTGTTTACCTTTTTTCTTGCCCGTAGTGCTGAGCCACGGACTTTCAATATGCATCGACATAAAATGTACCAAAAATGTTTAACATGCGTATATTATAGCGCCAATTTTGGTACTTGTCAACTTAATTAGGTACTAGCACAGTTCGATAACAATTACAGCTAGCATCTAATATTGCTTCCCAATGCATATCTGCTGGTTGCGGATAAACTGGGGTAGCTGGTGGGGGATATACTGGATGTGGTTGGACTACAACGATTTCGGTACGGCGTTGTTGTGCAACTTCATATCCAATAACCCCACCAATTACAGTAGGCACCACCCATCCGTAACCTGGGCGATATACATAATGACCGCCTCGGTGACGCCAATTATCGGCATGTGCTACTGGTACTACTAAACTTAACAATAATATTGCTAAGAGTTTTTTCATATTACTTCTTTTGTTCTTTTGCTGCTTGACGAGCTGCCTTTGTGTCAGTAACGTCTTTACGACCTTCCTTGCACAATGCTGCTAATGCTTGTAGGTGTTTACGAACACGAGCACCTGCCGCACCAACTTCTTTGTCGTAAAACTTTTCGAAGTCGCCTTCCATTTCTTCTACGATTTTTGTGAACTCTTTAAAATTGTTAGCCATATAGCTCTCCTTTTTGTATAGTATATAGTGTTTATTCGCCTTGTCAAGAAATTTAGTTCATAAATATTGACGAGGAGAAATTATGCCAAAAATAGCACGAGTTGGTGATACTGGTCAAGGGGTTTGTCGAGCAGGGCATCCGGGGATTCCTAAGGGCATTCCAAAACCAATGATCACAACGTTTGTAACAGGAACTAGCACAGTGTTCTTGAATAATAAGCCATTGGCTCTTCAAGGAACAGTAGGTAACACGGATTGTGGACACCATACTGTTGCTGTATCATATTCACCCACTGTATTTGCTGAGAATAAACCCTTGCATAGAGTAGGTGATACTGGGATAGTAACTGAAAGTGGTAGCGGTGAATATGTTACTATAACCGCATCCCCTGATACAGATGGTTAAACTAATTTAATTCCAGAAGTTGATTCTAGGAATTGTTTAGCGAATGCTTCGTCAGTTGGTTCTGACACTGTGACAGTAATCTTGGAAAGTTTTACTTCACGGTCTGGATTGACTGTAAACAAATATGGCATTAGACCAGGACCTTGTTGTCCCATACCAATTACCATTGGCTTTGATAACTTATAATAAGTGTCTGTCTCTTCTGTTAGTTTAGCAACTAACTCTTCGCCTGATGTGAGTTTTAATGTGATAACTTCGCCTACTGCGACGCCTTTCTGAATTAACATATTATACCTTTTCTAAAAATGTTTTAAGTTCTGTAAATCCACCGATTAGTTGATCATCAACAAAAATTTGTGGAACGGTTCTTGCTGTTGGTACTGCCTCTAGCAACTCTTCCTTGGTGTAACCATCACCAATCTTCTTCTCTTCAAATGTAATGCCCTTTGCTTTTAGCAATGCTTTTGCTTGGTCGCAATAAGGGCAGTGATACTTTGACCATACTACTGCTTTCATTTTAGCTTCCTCTTAAAATTTGCCCATGATTCGAATATGCTCACGGTGCGATAATAATCCTAGACGTGTGTCTTCTGCCTTCCATCTTTTAAAATGGTCTTCAATATCTTTTCTAGCATACTCTGGTTGATTCATCCAACATCTCTTGATGCTATCAATGTCAAACATTCCTAATCCATACATGACCATGATCCAATTAGCATCTCTAAACATATTAAATGGTGTGTCAAAATAGTGCAGTGACGGCATTGAGTGTTTAAATGTTTCGAGAGTTTCTTTATTAAAGTCAGTAACTTCAAATTCAAACTCCCTCCAGAACTTTGTATCGTTTCGTTTAGTAAAGTAATGCAACTGTATAAAGTCTACAATATTACTAAACATACTATCCATAAAACTGTTGTATTTCTTTTCAACTGAGTAGTCACCTTGGCGCCAGTTAGCCAAAAGGTTGTTTAAAAGATATACTTGTTGTAAGCTAGCACCAATGCTGCTTGCTTCAAGGGGTTCAACAAACACTGCTGACAGTCCGATAGCAACACAGTTCTTGATCATTACTTTATCAATACGGCCTGCGCTGAATTTGATATCCTTGGCAACTTCAATTTTGTGGCCAAGTGCTTGTTCAACTTCTGCGATAGCTTGGTCAGTATTAATAAAGTGATCACAAAATACATAACCATTGCCATGTCGTTCTTGTGTTGGGATCTTCCATCGCCAGCCAGCATCCATTGCTATTGACTCTGTATAGCTATTAATGTTTTCTTCACGACCAGTTGGAAATGCAATAGCATGATTCATTGGTAAGTACTTGCCGTAATCGATCCATTTTGCACCAAGCTCTTTCATTATTACTTTACTAAACCCACTTGAATCAATAAAGAAATCTGCGGAATATGTGTTATTGTTTTTATCAACTAGGCTTTCAACATAACCGTTTTCATCCAAGTTGACTTTTTCAACAATTGCGTCAGTAAATGTGATACCAATTACATTGGCCACCTTATGCAAATATTTGTTTAATTTGAATGTATCAAAGTGAAACTGATTAACACCATTCCAATTTGGAACAAATTTGCTATGCGGGATGTACGCAGATGTCATTGTTTCTTGCTCAAGCTCATTTGCAACTGTGTAAGTGTAATATGATGGAACTCTGTTAATAAACACTGAGTCCCATGGCTTAACTACTGAATGGAAATAGTATTTGCCATCACCATTCCAGTTAGTAAATTTGATACCAGTTTTAAAAGTGGCATCAGTTTCTTGTAAGAGCTCCTCAAGTGGAATTCCCACGTTTTCCATAAACTCACGCCAATGTTCTGTAGAACCCTCACCAACCCCAATAATGCCTAGTTCTGAAGATTCTAAAACTTGAATATTAATATGCGGATTTCCTCTTCGCAAAACAATTGCTGACACTAAACCTGCTGTGCCACCACCTACTACAATGATTTTGTTAATATCATGTGCCTGCTTCATTCATTTACCTTTTTAGTTTTAACTTGGCCTAGATTTAGATTGATGGCAATGCATCATAATCTAAGTTTTCTGACATTACACCGATAACATAGCTTGTTGATTCTGTTTCCTGTAATGCAGATTGTTTCTTACTTGTATCACTGTGTTTGTTGAACCATGGGATTGGCGTACTCTTTGGTGCATGGCCTAGATACTTAATACCAACATCATGCAATGCACCACGTGCTGTGTAGTCCACAAAATCCTTTAAGATATTAGCATTGAGACCAATAACTGGTCCTTTGCTGAACAGATAGTCTGCCCAATCTTTTTCTTCACGGATAACGTCCATGTATAGTTGATATACTTCTGCTTCACAATCAATCTTAGCTTTAGCAAAACGTGGGTCTTCTTTAACTACTTGGTTGATCATGTATGCAGTCCAACCCTTGTGTAGCAATTCATCTTGCAGAATCAAACTGATAATGTTGCCATTACCGATAAAGATCTTGTTTTCTACCATTGCTAGTGATGTGGCAAATGATACCATAAAGCGGAATGCTTCCAATGCATAGCTAGCGTGTAGTGCTAACCAAATTGCTTTGATATGTTCTTCTTCACTAACCTCTAATCCCAACTCGACTCTGCAATTGATTTGGTGTAACTTGTCGTAGTAGTTGCCGACACTAGAGGCCATATCAACGATCGCCTTTGTATCGTGGATAGTGTTAAAAATTTCTTTTGGAACGTTGTAGATGTTACGAATGATATGACTGTAACTTCTGCTGTGAATATTTGTTTCAAAGAATGTCCAGTTATAGATGAGTGCTTCTAGCTCAGGCAAACTGACAACAGGTGTGAACACTTGACTTGGCGCACGGCCTTGCAAACTGTCCAATGCTGTTTGCCTTAACAAGTTACTTGTAAAAATATGCTTAACTGCATCACTAGCTTCTTTAAAGTCCACAGCGTCTTTAGTTAATGTTACTTCCTCTGGAATCCAGAAGAAACCACGTGCTGTTTGTTCAAAGTCTGCAATCTTTTTATACTTAACTTCTTCAAATCGTTGGATGGTAACTGGACCAGCAGGATCCAAGAACATCTTGCGATTGAGGTAATCTGTTTTTGTGTTTAAATTATATTGTTGTTTACTCATGCTTGAACCCGTGTTTCGATTCCCACTCTTTTAATGCATTTGGATCTACTTTGTTGTAACCAGTATGCCATTGCTTAGACACTTTTGAGTATCTAATTCTCCACATACGGTTACCAATGCGTAAAACTCCGCCTACACTATGTTTGTCTTTAGGATGGTAGATACTTATGCCTTGGCGAATGTGCTCGCCTTCTTTTTTCCAATGTATCATAGTTTACATGCCTCACAATCATCATCTTCCAATTCAATATTGTGATACCCGTTTAGCCCGCCAGTCTGTACACCGTTTACTTCTGTTGGAACTTCTGTAGCCTTAGCACCTTGCTTGTTAATCAAGCTGTAGTAGAAAGTCTTCAAACCCCAAATGTGGGCTTGCATTAAGTTCTTAGCAATTAGTGTAGTAGGAACTTTACGATCTGGGAACCAAGCTGGGTTGTAGAAAGTGTTAGTACTTATGCTTTGGTCAACGTATGCGGCGATAACTGCTGCCGTTTTTAGATAACCATCACAGTCTTTTTGTTCCCACATTAGTTGATACTTGTTCTTTAACTTAGTGTATTCTGGAACAACCTGTACTAATGAACCAGCTTTTGATTCCTTGACAGAGATTAAACTCATTGGCATTTCGATACCATTTGTACTGCTAATAACAACACTGCTAGACTCAACAGGAGCAACTGCCATGTTGGTAGCATTACGCACACCGTACTGCTTCATATTAGCACGTAATGTTTCCCAGTCAAGTTCTGGTGTAAAGTCAGCAAGCTCGTTCACACCATCAGCACGGAGTTCCCATGGAAATATACCTTGCCCGTACCTTGTATGTTCACTATGTGTACAAGAACCGCGCTCTCGTGCTAATTCAACTGATGCTTCTGTTAAGTAGTATGCTTGGTGTTCCATCCAGCTCTTGACTTCTGCAAGTGCATCTTTGTCACCATACAAGAAGTTACGCTTGGCGTGCCAGTATGCTAGGTTAGTAACACCAATACCTAGTGGACGAATTTCATCGTTGCTTAACTTTGACTGAATAGACAAAAAGTCTTGGTAGTCAAGGATATTATTAAGGCTGCGATGGAGGATGCGGCAAGCACGGCGCATGTCTTCAGGATTACGGAAAGCACCCCAGTTGATTGAGCCGAGAGTGCAAAGAGCAATTCGCCCTTCATCGTCGTCCAAACGTTTGAAAGATTTTGTAGGTAATAGGATTTCACAGCAAAGGTTGCTCTGGTAAATTGTATGATATTCAGGATCAAAAGGGCCTTGGTTCATAGCATTGTCGATGAACACTAGGTATATACGTCCCGTATCAGTACGTTCTTTTAGGATGCCACCTTTGAACACATCTTCTGCGTTCATGACTTTCTTGCGTAGGTCTTTACGCTTCTCGTACTTGACATATAGCTCTTCGAAAAGGGCAGTGTTCTTATAGAACGCTTCATATAAGTCAGGTACTTCGTTTGGATCAAAGAATGTTATGTTTTCTTTGTTCTTGAATCGTCTCCAGAAGAAGGCTGACAACACGACACCGTAGTCCATGTGTCTTACCCTAGTTTCCTCAGTTCCTTGATTGTTCTTAAGAACGATGAGATCATCAAACTGATGGTGCCAAATAGGATAAAAAACTGTCGCAGACGCATTGCGGATTCCTCCTTGAGAACAACTTCTTAAATCGCCAAACCATTTCTTCAAGAAAGGGATCATGCCTGTATGCATAATTTCACCACCCCTAATAGGGCTACCCAATGGGCGTAGGCGTCCAATCTCGAGTCCAATACCAGCACGTTTACTGGCATACTTGGCCATCATTTCTCCAGAAGCAAAGATACTATCAAGATCGTCATCAGACCTAATGAGTACGCAACTAGAAAATTGTTTAGTGGGTGTTCCGAGGCCAGCAAGCACAGGTGTAGCGAGAGTGAAAAGACCGTCGCTACTAGCATGGTAGTAATCTTTGATATAGCGCATACGAGCTGATTGAGGCTCTTCTTTATGCATAACGGTAGCTGCTGCGACCATATAACGAATTTGTGGAGTTTCATAAGTTTCCTTTGTAGCACGATTGCGTACCAAGTACTTCTCAATTAACTGCTCAATGGCCGCGTATGAGTATCCCTCATCTTTTTCATGGTCGATGATTTCATTCATCTTGTCCCATTCTTCTTTTGTATACCATTCCAGTAGCTCTGGGGTATACATACCCAATGCGACATTCTTAACAACAACATCGTAAAGGTGAGGAACTTGATAGTCCCCATATACATCTTTACGCAACATACTTAAACGTTGCTTGCCTGCTACATATTGGTAGTTAGTATGCCCAACGTCTGGATTGTGTTCAACGTCAATTAAGTCAACAATCGCTCTTAGTGTAATCTCATCAATTTGCTTAGTGGTAATGCCATCATAAAAATGTGGTTGACTTTTAATCTCAATCATGGACTGACTAACGTCTGCAATCCCCTGACATACTTTTGTTATCTGTGCTTGCCATTTTTCTACTGCTAATGGTTCACGTTTTCCGCTTCTTTTAATAACTGTTATATTGTTCATTCTTCTCTCGATGTGCTATGGTTACCAATTTTTTTAAAATATTAGGAAAGTATTTAGTGAGTGACAATCCTACGACGACCTATATCGATCGCTGTTCTTCATTGGTTCCTGCGGGGAATTTAAAAGTAAATCACCGTTAGCACAATAGCATTAGAAATTATATGCTAACTTAATGCTATTGTCTAACGATTTGATTACATTATTGCTTTATATGAGTATATAAAGTAACCGTCTACTGCGGTGTTATTTGTATATGTTAAAACGATTGCGTATGGTTCGCCACCGCTTACTGATGGGTCTCCACCAACAGCATCAACTAGTCTTGCAGAGAATTCTAGAGCAACTGCAATCTCGCCAATATTAACATCGGCACCTGCATAGTTGTATTCATCACTCAATTGTGTGTAACCAGTGTCTGAGTTTGATGTTACAAGGATTGTTCCTGCTCTTGTAAACAACTTGCCACTTGCAGTATTCTGAAATACATAGTCAATGTGGTAAACAATCGAACCACTTGGTACACCATATGCATCTGTACGTGTTGGTAAACGTAAGAAGTCGGATGTTGATTGACCACAGTAAATGCTTCTTGTGCCATTTGATTTGAATACACCGTGGCCAGTTACAGTTGGTGCATAGATAATGTATGGGTCATCATTAATGTGAGCATCTTCTAAATCGTCATTTCTATCAGATTTAAGATTTGTCACACTGTTGTTATGCTTACCAAAGTATACTTGTGGGAAACGGTCAATGTCGCTACCTGAGTGTGTATTTGACGCACCGTCTACACCAACGTTCATGAATGAACAGTCAAGTACTGAATTGTGTTCACCGTGGTCACAGAAGATACCTTGCTTTTTAATGTTGTAGAACTTTGATCCAACAATTTGCATTTGTCTTGGGCCGTATGTTTGACCGTCACTAATACCATCAGCTAAAATACCCATTCCAAAACCAATACGTGAATCAGTCAAATAGCAGTTTTCAAAAATGTTATTAACACTATCTTGCTTTGCGTATACACAGTATGAGAATCCACTGAAGTGGATATTTCTAAAGATATTGTTCTCTGTTGTGACTAATGTACTGTGCGAGTTCAATGAGAACCCTCTACTTCCATCACTCAATGTTGTATATGATCCATTTAATGAACCAATGAGGTTAAGGTCTTCAAACAAACTATTCTTAACAGCGTCTAATTGTAAACATGTATTGACACCAGATGCATCTTGGATAGTCAATCCTGAAATTTGAATGTTACGAGGCTGTGTAACACCTTGTGTACTGTCAATAGTACTTGGTGATCCAGCAATACTAGAGTCGTTAACGAATTGAATTGCTGGCTTCTTAGGTGTAACTTGGAAGGATGCACTTGATGCAGTGCTTAACACTTCGCTTACAACTGCGCTAACGCCAGGGTTTACTGATACTAGCGTTACGTTTTTATTTGCACCAGTTCCAGTTCCCACAATGTATGCTCCAACCATATCAGCTGTTAAACCAGTTGACATGAGTAGCGTATTTCCAGTACCAGGATCTTGTGTTACTGAACCAGTAATTGTAGTTACAATTGGGTCAAAGTAAATGATAGTTTTATCAGCACCAGCGCCAATTAAACTTGCATAACTTGGTACATACAATGTGCTTCTTAGTCTATAAGAACCCTCTGGGATTTCTAGCACAACTCTAGCTTGAATACTATCTGGTCCAGATAGTGATGCTTTACTTGATGCATTTAGGAACAGCTGATTGATAGCAAACTGTAACGCATTTGTATCGTCTGCACCTGATTGATTGTCTGGGTTGTAGTTTCCGAGAGTACCAAAGTCAGTAGTGTTTACTCTATCATCCAAACGCTGTTGTAATGTACGTGCTACTGGGGCATTGTCCTGAACAGTAATGCCTTCATTACTCTTATAAACGTATTGAACAGAGCCAAATAAGTTACTTTCAGACGCCAAGTCTTTTGACGTGATAATCTTAGTATTACCAACAGCTGGCGCACCTTCAAATACAGAACCGTTACCAATAAACAACTCTTGAGTATCTACGGCCCATGCCATTTCACCACTTGCAAGCTGTGGTAAGCCTGAGCCGCTATTACGCTTTCCACGGCGAATTTGAATTCTAGAAATCTGGACTACTGCCATAATAATATCCTCTTTGTGGATATTTATCAGTTTTCGCGGTAGTACTGTTCCACTCTATCCCACCATTTACGTTCCCAAAACTCGAACTTATCGGGAGTAAGGATAAACTCTTGATATTGTGGTTTGCCCCACTTTCCAGGGGCGATTTCTGGTGGTTTAACACACATTAATACAACACCCTTGCGAATATTTGTTTTGTGTACTTCATTATGTGCGAGTGCGTATGCAGTTAATTGAAGGTAGTAGTCCTCAATGTACTCTTCTTTCTTGGGCTTATTGCTTTGTTTGTAGTCAAGAATGGCTTCTTCGTTAAGATGCAATCCTAGACCGTCAGTAGTACCTGCATAGATACCTGGAAAATACAATCCTACTTCAACACCCCAGATTTCGTTTACGTTGCTGAGACCTTCAGCAATAACAGTTTGTGCCATAAGATGGCTTTGGGCACTAAATGGATTGGATCCTGGTGTAGCAATTGCACCAGTTTTGACATAGTCTTCCAAGTACTTGTGCATTCGTGTACCACGTCCTGCTGCCTCAGTAGTAATCTGCTGTGCTTTTTCTGCACCAACTCGTTTCTTCCACTCCATAAGAGCTTGGATTTTTTCAAGTGGTTTAGTTTTATCTAGGATTGTGGTTACGGATGGAACTTTGCTTCCATCAGGTGTTGCGTATAAACGCTTACCTTCTACGCTTTCACGATTGATTGGGGTATAGTTGTATTTTTCAATTAAAAGGGACATACTATAATTATACAGTATGTCCCTAGTATATCAAGTTATCTGATTACTTGCCAAAGTTTGCGGCTGCACGTTTAGCGGCTGCGGCCATCATAGGCTTTCCTTCTTTAGGACCTTGAGGCATTGCTGCTTGTTCTTCACCTGCGTTTGACTTAATTTGGATTCCGTTCTGATCAAAGTTATCGATTAAACCTTGGATAGTTGGGTCACTATCAAATAGTTTTGCAAAGCGGTTGTAATCGATTGATGGAGCACCGTAAGAACGCATTGCGCGATTTAGTGCGTCCCAGGTTAATGCTGGGCTTGTGTTTTGTTCAGGATCGTTATTTGCTTGGGTTTGTAAATCCGTTAGTACTGCTACTAACGGATCTATACTTTCCCTAATTACTTTTTTTTTGAGTTAAGTAACATGCCTAATCTACGGCTGTACTCGATGCTTTCACGCTTTTCACGGCCAACATCTGCTACGCCTGGAGTAGGTGCGCCCATTGGTTCTTCACCTGGCATTGGTTCTGCACCTGCTTCTGGTGGTACGCCGCCTACTTCTGGTGCGCCTGGTGCTGCACCACCTGGTGTTGCGCCCATCATCTCGCCTTGATCGCCTGTAATGATTGCTAAACCATTGTTTAGGCCTTGACGGCTATTCTCTAATGCTGAATAAATTGCTTCTAGTGCTGGCTTAACTGCGTCTTGATATTGTTGTGCAACATCATTACCTTGTGATGCTCTTATAGAGTCCAATAATTCTAATAGTTGTTCTGCTTTCATAGCAGCAACGTCTTCTAACCAGCCTGTGATACGGCCAACCATGTCTTTCGTTGAAATAATGATCTCGGCCTTATCTGCTTCACCTTCTGATAGATACACGATATTACGTGCAACTGATTCTTTTAGATCGTATCTTAATGTTAATTCTGCAACCAATTCTTGTTGGTCACTTTCGCCTAAATTGATGCGGTTAATTGCTGATTCAATCCAGCCTTCTGGAACCTTATGATCCATTGCCTTTTTACGGATAGTGGCAAAGTAGATACTCTTGCCTTCATTTTTACCATATTTCTTTTGCATGTTCTTTTTCATCCCTGACTTGTCGTACTTGCCTTTGAGCTTCTTCTCTTCAGCTTTCTCTTCACCAGACATTTCACGTTCCAAGATTGCTTGGTTAACAACGTCAAGTAAAGCACGAGTCTTTTGGTACTTAGCGTTTGTGTGAAGAGCGTCGAAACTTTCATTGACCTCGAATTGGCTCATTTCAGTACGTAGTTTGTTACGCACATCTTCTAGTTGAACGTCTGTAAACTGTTCTAAATTTAGTTTGTAGCCAAACTGTTTAGCCATACTTTCGTTAAGTACGCTACTTGTAATCGGCTGTGATAAATCTCTAATTTGCATGATGGCTTCCTAAGCTATTTGTATGTATTTATCAAAAGGTCCATTTAAACATCCTGGAAATTTCTTCCTTAAAGCGTGACGACTGTGTTTCGCTTTCTTCTAGTCTGTTTAATAGTATAAGATACCTGTCGAAATTCTGTACTTTCTTAATATTATTACGGAAAACCATTGAATCGCTGTGGTTTGACCAGTAATTATTATCCAAACGCTTGATTTCTAGAAACTTTTCAATTTGTGCGCCAGCATACGCTTTTGCAGCCATTAGGGCACATGTTTTTAAAAAGAACTCATCGATCTTATCTTTAGATCGAATGTGGTATAATCCCCAATTCCCGTTCTTTTTAACTTTTATATAATAGTCCTTGTAGACTAGGCTACCATCTGGGCGGACTGTTACTGGCAAAGTTTTATTAAGCTCTTCTTCAAACTGAGAAGCTAATGCTTTAACTACTTTTGCCTTGGATTGTTTCTTCATTTTAATCCTGATAAACGTTTAATGCTTTCTAATAAGGTGTCAGTAGGGTCAACACTTTCTCGGTATTCCTGGTGATGGGCAATGATTTGCCTTTCGATTTCTTCAGTATCGACAACTTTAGTGATGTCTTCACCAGTGTCAAGGTCTACTACACGTCTAATGTACACCTCGTCATCACCGCCTTCTTCAGGATGATCGTAATCATCATATCTAATACGTGCTGGGATATATGGGTCTTCGTGATAATCATAATCTACGCCAACATCAATTAATTCTGGTTGGTAATTAGGATCTTCTTCATCATCTGTACCATTTGGATCATAATAAGGATTTGGGATTTCTTCAAGAGTGGTATCAAATCTACCATGGCGCTCTTTATGCTTTGCATATTCAGCTGATTGTTTCTTAAAATGCTCTGAGCTAGCTGCTGCATGAGCTTTGCCTTGCTCGCTACTGCGCCAATCCATATACTGCTGGCTAAGTGCTGGCTGTGTACCAGGTGGATTCCAAACATTTTCTGGCTCACCATATTCTTTAGGATCTGGTCCATTCTGAAATTGAAAACGTTTCGGCTTATGGTTGTGCTGTGCTTCAGATTCAGCAAGGTATTCTTTAAATGATTTCATTATTTTAATCCTGCAATAGTTAACATTTTACTAAGCTCATCATTCTCGCCTAATTTCTTAGAACGCCCAGCAAATCCTTCACGGCCACCACGTTGAGCTTTTTCAAACTCTTTATCTTTAACTTGACTGATAAACATGTCGGTTGCATCGCCACCAATGTCGTGGTTATGACCAGATCCCATTAAGTCAGGATCAGTCTCAGTATGAATGCCGTTATCATCTGGTGCCACTGGCATTAATTCATATTCAAGGTCTTCACTTGTTTCAGTATCTTGTGTTACGGTTGCGCCTGGCTTCATTTGATTTGGGTCAGCTGGCTTCATAGTAAATGTGCCTGGCTCTTGACCAGGTGTTAGAGCATCAGCAGTTGTTTTGATTTCCTGACCACCTTGATCAATAGTTACGTCATTGCCGGCAACTGCTTTGATCTTCATTGGCTCGCCTTCTTCTGATACAACATGACCTGATTGGCTATGTGCCCTCATGTCAGCAAATGCGTTGCCTTTGATTTCAGCAACTTGCTCACCATCAACTAATGCAATCCAGTGATAGCTACCATCTTTTGGGAAGGCATGTCTTGGATCTTTAAATTGTGCATTAGGATACTTGGCCAATATTGCCTGTTTCCAATGGCCCACTTTATGTCCAGGTTTATGTACAGGCTTGTGTTCACTTTCAGACATATCATATTGCTTGCCTTTGTGCTTTTCCTGACCTTGCTTTTGTTCTTTCTTTTTATCACGGTGTGCGCCTGCGCCACCAGTGGTCATGTTCTTAGCTACAAAGTTGCGTGGCTTAGATGGCTCTATTTTCTTATTTGTGACTTCATTGATCTTCATTTTGTTCTCCGAGGCTAAGTTCAGCACTCTGTAGTTTATTAATATATTTACGCAACTTGTCGATTTGCCCACGAGCTCTTAGAAGTTTAAATGCTAAGTTCTCTACACTTTCCTCACCATTGGATTCCAATCCTGCCTTGCGTAAGCGATAGATTTCTTCCATTGTTTCCTGCGCCTTCTCTAAACTAGATGAACGCAAGGCTTGGTTAATTTGACCAGCGTAGTTACGTGCTTTACTTTTGATCTCTTCAGGTCTAACCTTTGGTGGATTGTGTTGTGGTTCACTGATCCACTTGTTACGTAAGACGCTATAAATGCCTGCTGAGAAATGAGTATCTTTTGCTTGCTGTACATAAAGCTCAACATCGATACCATGTATCTTGATGTCGTGTACAAAGTTATAATTGTTCTTTTTAGCTGTGAATAGTTCAGCTTGTGTTGGGTGGTAATCAGCTACGATATGCAAATCAATATCTGAATACTGTGAGTAGTTGTAACCAGCATTACTACCACTGATAGTAATATCTTTAACTTCTAAGTCTGGTGTTTTTAGGAATTCGACAAAGTGTTCAGCTATTTGAATTAGCTTTCTGCGAACTTCTGGAATTAGCTTATTATCTTCCCAAATCTCTGGATTCAGAGTGGCGTTATAAGATAGTGGCTGTACGGATAATTCTTGGAAGTTCATTCATTATTTAACTAATTAGATTCCAAGGAATTTTAAAACCTGGGGGATTGTTGTGGCGTGGATCCAACCTGCGCCTGCTGCAAATGCTAGGGCGATCATGCCCCATTTTGTCCATTTGTTTTTGACTGTTTCTAAGTCTTTGATCTTATTGGCAAGCTCACTGTGTTGTATAGTAGAAGCGGTACGCATTTCGGTTAATGTGTTTGTTAAACTGACAGATAGGTCTTTAACGTCATTCTTGATATCATCAAGTTTAACATCTACGTTGTCCATCTTTACTTCTAAAACGCTCACACGTTCAGGAAGCGTAGCTAATGCGTTATCTCTAGCCATTGTGGCTTCTCCTTAGAATCAGTATTACTCTATACTGTGCTTGAGCCTAAATCGATGTGCCTTTGTTCTAAGTATATTTATTGTTTTACGTGAAAAACAATGTTGGCACCAGGGTTAGCAGTATTAAAAACTGCGTAGTTTTGCTCCATTGCTTCGTCAAGACCGTTGATATAGGGGACTAGATGGAAGTCCTCTTTTAGTGCTGCAACTGGGTCACCGCCGAGTTCATACACAAAATCACGATCTGTGTAAAAATCAAAGCGCCATACACGAATAATATCGTCTGTATTAAACCCAACCAATCTTCCTTTTACTTCTGTGACTACTGGGTCATGTTTAAAGGAAATATTTGAACGCATACCCAACGTCTGTAATACTGTATTGAAGTTTTGTTCTTTCCATCGTAGGTTTTCTTTACCTACTTCAGGTCTATGTTGCTTTGTGTGGCTTATATCAACCAGCGTGTATAACTTGTATTCCATGCTGTATTTAACAGTCATGAAAAAGGGCGGAATAAATCCGCCCTAGTCTTCCCATCCCTGAGAATTATAGTGTTGTACCGATAGCGATAGTTGGAGTTGTAACTGCAACTGTTGCGCTAGAATTTAAGCTAGCTGCAATAACTGCTTCAACCAAACCATAACCTGTACCGATAGCACCGTCAGTGTCACCGTTACCGCTGTCTGAGCTGTTAGCTGTATCTAAAGCAACAACTGCTAAGAAACCACCAGCTACTGGTGCATAAACTGCATACACTTCAGCATAAGTTTGTAGTGCGCGAACTGCTTTAGCGAACAAGCTACCAGCTGCTGTGTAATCAGCACCTGAAGAACCGTCTGCGTAACGCATGTCGTTTGTACCACCAGAAACTGCTACCTTGATGATAGACAATTGACGTGTACCAAAGTTTGTGTACTTCTCACCAATACCATAAGATTGTTGTGATGGCATTGCATTGTAGTTAGCTGCTACGTTAACGCCTGAACCAGCGTCTGCTCCGATTAATGAAGGCATAATATTCTCCTAATTTTGTTTAAACCTACACTCTGTAGGCCTTTGTATATGTATTTAG